CCCCAGTTCCCCGCCGCTTCTGCTGCTTCTGCCGCGGTAGTGGCTGCAGAAGCGGCGGCGGTGGCGGCGGCCTCTGCGGCGGTCTTGGCGGCCTCTGCGGCGGCCTCTATGGCTTGGATGGCAGCCTCGAGAGCGGCCAAAAGCAGTTCGTACAACTTGTTGAACAGGATGTCCAGAAGGTTGTCTGAGGTGTCCCCAGAGCGCGTATATACGTGCGGCCACTGCCTGTATAGGTCGAAGGTGTCCAGGTTGAACGTGAGAAAGGTCTCGGTCAAGACGTTCTCGCTGAGAACCTGCGTCACCTCTATATCCTCTCCGCCGACAGAGAACTGCCCAATGACAAAGTGGATCTCGTAGTCCGTGTCCACGGGTACGTCACTAGCGGCCATATCTACCCAACAACTGGTGATACTATGATCCTCGTCGATACTGGCACTGATGAATACCACACCATCTGCCTCCACAGAGTACTTTAAGAACTTACCCTTAGTCATGCCCGCGGGGGCGAGACCGTTCACCTCGCCGTAGAAGATCTTGATCCAGTCCTGCCCCTCACTATCCGTGAAGCCCCTGAGTCGCCATGGATGATTGTCTCCTGGGGACGCGAAGAGCCAGGGGGTCATGCTCTGCTCGTCGGTGTTTATGGGATCAGCACTGCCGTCTGCCGTAGAACATGGAGCATTCCACGGCACAGCCACCTGCAGGTCCACGTCGGGTTCCTGCGCGTAAGGCGCGGTGAAAGCAGGTTGCAGAATGAGATTAGTGCGGCAGAGCTGCACTATCTGCAGATTGCCCCCTCCGTCCGCCTGGGAGTAGTTTAGCTGAAGGCCCCCACGAGGATCTTGATCCGGGTCGGTCACCTCCGCGATGGGCACTCGAAAATACTTCTGCCAAGGCTCATCCCCAGAAACCATCTCGATGGCGTCGGGGAAGTACTGCCAACCTGCATCTGCGGGCCTGCCCCACTCCAGCGTGACGCTCACCAGATTGCCGTCCTGGTTGAACTCGAACTGCAACCAGAGTTTGGCTCCTATCGGCAGTTCTGCTTTAGTCACTGCGATCCATCCCGAGTCGTCGTCGTTCTGATCGTCTCCGAGTAGTCCCCACCCGCTGTTATCCAACTCGCAGGTGTCGGGGTCGGTGGCGTCCATGCAGTGGCTATCAGAGATCACCCCCACGTGCATGGTGCCCTGCGCGTCCCACGGACCAGACACGACGCGAAATGGGAAGTCGACATCAGACTGGTCTGCGTGCTTGGACGTGATGGACAGTGCAGTGCCCGACACGGACTGACTCGCGATACGATAACCCGCACCTGGCTGAAGCGTCGATATGTCGACGGCATCTAGGATATCATTGAGCCTGCTGGCCGTGAGTTGGTCCAGCAGGGGCACATTGGCGTGGAAGCGCTGCAGTTTCTTTCGAGCACCCATAGTTAGCTGTTGCCGTAGATGATCTGGTTGAAGCCGGCGGGACCACTCAAGATCCACTCGTCCACCACAGACGTGACGCCTCCCTCCGTGTGAACGGTGCGACCGGCGCGAAGCCAGTTGCGCCCACTGGGAGCCGCGATGGACGGCGCGGAGATCTTGCCCAGGTCAGAGGGTACCGCGAGGCCCGCGCCAGAGAAAGTAGTACGCCGATAGGATATGGTGGGAGACAGATAACTGGTAACACCCGCGAAGGGCGAGTCGGCCTGGAACGCCTGGAACGCCCCAGCGTCGTCGAACACAGCCTTGTTCGTCTTGGCGACGGCACTACCCTTAGTGCCCCCGATCTTAGTCACGAACTTGGGGTGCGTGTCGATAGGTGACTCCGTGGTGCCAGCCACTAGTTCCTCAATCACAGGAGTCCCACCTGCGATGCCGGGAAACACGCCCGTGTAGGTGATTGCCATGAGCGCCCAGGTGCCGGACTTCTGCCTGCGCACTTCGCACCCACTGCAGAGCATCGTAGAGAAATCGGGGTGGGGCGTGACGTTGCGAACGGGCATGGATACCTGTACACGACTCCATGCGATCGCGAACGTCTCCACAGCCTTGTAGGTGCCGTCGTCTTGTAGCTGCAGAGTCCCACCGGACTGCCTGACCGGGGTCAGCAGCATGTTGCCTCGAGATTGTGGAGTCGCGCTCATGGTTTCATCAAAAGTTGCCTAGCCTCGTCGGGAGTCAGTTTCTGATTGATCTCCCGCAGTAGAGTGTTGGTGGTCTTCGCCTCGACTAGATGAGCGTCCGCGCCACCCATCCGCGCCACCCCACCTCCACCCCCAATGCGTGCGAGTTGGTCGGCAGACACGGCCCGCACCTGTGGTGCACGTATGCGCTCGGCGGTCTCTGCTGAATCATACTGCAGCGCTTGTATGCGCTCGGCGGTCTCTGCTACTGCCTCCGACTTCTTCTGCCTCCGCACGGGGTCAGTCTCCGCAATGGCGTCCGTCTGTTGACGAATCAGAGTCTGCCTCAGTTCTGCGGCCTTGGCGGCGTTGGCCTTCAGGTGAATGTCTGCGAGTTCCCGTTCGGACGTGCCGCGCTGCTCTGCCTGCGCACGCTCCATGTGTTCCTGGTGAGTGATGGCGGCCTCTCGCTGTTTGAGTAGTAGCGCCTGCCGATGCTCCCTGAGCGCGTCGGTCTCACTCTGCTGCTTCTGCTCGGTCTCACTCTGCTGCTTCTGCAGACGAGCGGCCTCCACGCGTTTCTGCATCGCCCCCACCTTGTCGCCCTTGGCCTCCAGCTCTGCGGCCTCGCGCTCGAGGGCGAGACGACGCGCCACCAGGTCCTTGATCTTGGCCTCTGCCGTCATCTTGGCCTCTGCCGCCTCCTTCTGCAGACTGTTGAGCTCCTCCTGCAAACGAGTCAGGTGCTCCTGCTCGCGGACCTCCTCCTGAGAGATTTCGAGTTGCTTGGACTTGTGCATGGTGTCCTCCTCGCTCTCGTCTCGCTGCTTCTGCACCTCGACGTCCTCTCGGGCCAGCCGACCGGCCTGCTGACCTCGAGATGCGCGCGGGTCGGTGCTGGCCACGAGCTGCCCTCCAGTTGCCGTCCACGCGGCCTTGCTGAACTCTTTGGCTGCGCCTTTGAAGTCCCCGTGGAACAACTTAGTGAATGCATCCTTGAGTCCTCCCAGAATGTCGTAGGTATCTATGGCCCAACCGGTGAATACCGTAGTAATCTCCTCGACGAAGGTCTTGCCCCATACGATGGCATGGCCGAAGAAGATCTTGAACTGATTGGAGATACGATCTATCTGAACGCCCAGTCGTTGCAGCTCCGCTACATCAGAGCTGGCCATTACGCCCTGCGCGTTTCCGAGTTCCTCGATGCCATCCTTGCCCTCCTTGAGGAGGGGGACCAACCTGCCGGCATTACGACCCATGAGGGCGACTACCGCGTTGTAGGCTCGTCCCTGGTCCTCTGCATGGGCGTAGCCGTCTGCTATCTTGAAGAACAACTCATCCGTGCCCGCGCCGGCCACGTCCTCCATGGTCAGACCGAAGGCGGCGAATGCATCTCGCATCTCATTGGAACCGGCGCGGGCCTTCTCCTGAGCCACCACCATGCGGTTGATTGCCATGCGCACAGAGTCGATGGGCACGTCGGTAGCCTTGGCCGCGTTGGAGATCTTCTGCACGGACTCGGTCGTCATGCCGAACTGCTCAGACATCATGCGGATATTGCGAGCCTTCTCTATGATGGCCTCGATTCCCGACTTCACGCCCTCAAACGCAAAGAGGCCCATGATGCTCCGGCCCACCTCATTCTTGAAGCTAGAGATCTCATGCTGGACCTCTCGAAGGCCGGCTGCGACGGCGCCGGTCTTCACTCCGACGTCTAGTTCTACGTGGGCTCCCATAATGTAAGGAGCGCGGAGTCAGGTCGCTAGTAACCGAGTTTGCGCATGGCCTCAGCCTCCTCCTCGGACACGATCTCCGCGTCGCTGCCCGCCAGCTCACCCATGGTGGCGCTGAACCACAGCACTTTGCCGATGGGCATAGTCATGATGGCCGCTTCCCCCATGGAGGTGCTGGTCATGAGTTTGGCTGCGTAGGCCAGCACCCACGGACTCTTGATCTCTCCAGAGTCCTCAGAGGTGAATACCTCCGGGGGCGCCCAGTAGTCGTCGATGTAGTCCACGAAGTGCTGGCACTCCCGCACGAAGTGCCCTCGACACTTGCGGAGGTCCCGCCACACGTATAGACGCTTGCGCAGACCATTGGTGCGCAGAAAGCGCACGTTGCTCTCGAAGGAGTGGGAGCAGATACGCGCAGCCAAGATGAGGTCCAGTGGCGTGTATGAAACGCCACCGGCACCTCGAAGGAATGGACTGTCCACCAGCTCCAGAGACAGGATGTCGTAGAGACAGAACGGGTGTAGGCGATGGCCCAGCACCTGATGGTCGTCACTGTTGACCCAGCTCTCCAGGAAGTTGGCGTCCACAGGATTACACGCCGGTGAGAGGCACGTCGGGGAAGCGGTTGCCCTTGATGGTCCACTTCATGACACCTTTATTCGTGCGCTTGGAGGACACGCTGATGACCGTGATGGACTTGATGTTGGGTGCCGCCCCATAGGTGAAGATGTCGCTCGGATTGGGGGCCGTGACGTCCTCACCTGCCTGATTCTTGGCCTTGGGGATGACCTCCAGAGTGACGTCGGTCTTCATGCCGAAGCCAGTCACTTGGGTGATGGTCTGCGCCTGCTCGTCGGCAATCAGTTCCTCCTCGGTGGAGGTATCCTCACCGGTGGACTCGTTGACGTAGCCGTCGATCGTGAAGTTGCCCCACGCCAGGGGCTGGATGCCGCGAATTTTAGGAGTTCCCATGCCTCGATGGATATGTCAACCCTCACGTCAGTGCGCAGTGCACACGCCACCCGAAGGGGTCGTCCCAGTGCTTGTCTGTGACGGTGCCCTTCTGCTCCTCGGGGAACGCGCCGAACAGCGCCACCCCTGCGTCCATGGCGTTCACGGCCGCGATGACGCTCGGGAGATCCGACATCAAGTCAGTCAGCGCCCCCACGCGATCGCTCTGCTTCTGCGCAGCGATGGGTTGGTCTTCACTGCGTTCACCGCGGGCCGTCATCACGTGCACCTGCAGCGAGCAGTCGTACCAGTCCTCGTCCACGACGCCCTCTAGCTTCACACAGGCGTCCACCAGCACTACTATACAGGGCATGGCCCACTTATCACTGGCCTGACCCATGAACACGTTTACCCCGTCCAGGACTGACCCTGCGCGAATCGCAGTCGGGTCTGCCGTGTCATCGATAGGGCGATTGCGAAGGAAAGCGGCCACGGCGGCCTCCACCCTCTGCCTGACTGCTGGATAGTCTGTGTTCATCGTGCGTGTAGTTCTAGACGCCGCTCGAAGTCAGCCTTCATGGCCTGGACGCGGTACTCCAGCGCATGGGTCAGCGAACTGGCGAACTGGTTGTCTGACACGAAGAAGCGCGCGGAGTTGTCGACGTGCAAACGGGGAAAACTGGGGTCGGCGCGAAAATCCGCCACGGACGCGAAGCCTCGACCCGCATGACGCGTGATGTAGTTAGGTAGGCCGGACCCTCCTGCGAAGGCGAATGAGTCGGCCCAGCTACCCTTAGCCATGCCCACGTGAGACTGCATCTCCTTCACGTAGGCTGCGTGCTCCTTCATTTCTGGCACCAGTATCTTGCGAGACCTAGTTACCCGCCCACGTCGATCGCGAACCTTAGCATGGAGGTCGCGGTTGAAGTGCATGGCCTTGAAGCCCCTCCAGCCGGGCACCTGCTGCAGTACTGCATTGATAGCGTCCACGTCACCAGAGGCCATAATGGCTCGCACATGGTCGTTGGTGTACTCTGCCGGATCAATGGGCGTCATGGCCCGACGAATGTCCCGAACCACGGCGGCGCGCCCCTCCGCGTAGGTGTTGGGAGCCGTGAAACGGATCAGCTGCTTGATGAGCATCCGAAACTGGTCGGTGACCACTAGCCGCGCATCGATGCGCAGGTCGTTTATGAACTTACCGACCCACCGGTCGAACTCTGCAGTATCGACCCTGACTGTGATTCCATCCGCCATAGCTACTCAGTGGCCGGTTCCACCAGGAACAGCTTCCAGGCGATCTCATCCTGCGCTACGTGGCTGACCTCGAGCGCCAACCCCTCGGGCATGTGGTCGGCCTCGCTCTTCACGACCTTGAGCTGCGCACCGATGCGCGGCTCCTGCGACATAGACGTCTTGCTCACCACCAACCACGTGTCGGTGATGTCCAGGTCACCACCACCCTCGCGCCTGAGTTTGGAGTCCTGAGCGCGCTCCCCGGCGTCGCCCGTGAACGGACCCACGTCGTCCAAGGTGAACGAGACTGGGGCGTTGCGCGCGATAGTGTGGGCCAGCGCGCTGGCCATGCGACGAGTGAAGGCGGACATGCTCTCCGCCGGATGTCAATCAGGTCTCCTAGACAGCCCGTGGGAGCCTCCGAGACGGACGGAAGTGCGAGTAGTAGGCCAGAATGCAAATGAGGCGCCCAGATTGCTCTGGACGCCTCATCGACCCAACCCCTTGGAATGTCTTGTGGTAGCGACTGCCGCGGGTTAAGCCTTCTCGTTTTGGTTGGTCCCCTCGTCGGACTCAGAGTCCGAGCCGTCAGGGCTGTTGGAAGCGATCTTGGGCTGCTCGAGGATGCGCCGGAAGGACACGTGGTGAATGTTCTTCACGATGCCCACGACGTTGAATTCGGCGGGGTCCACGATGTCGGGATCATCGAGGACCTTGAGCAGGTCGTCGGGTTGCCGACTGATCGCCAGGCACTCGAGAGTGCCGTCCCGCTTCTCACCCACTGCGATTGCGAAGTTGCGAAGTGCCATTGTGCTGTCAGTAGTTGCGCGGCCGACCCTGCCACTAGATCAGGGCGTGGGTCGGCCGCGAGTGTCCTTACGCCAGGGTATCCACCACGGTGCCATCGATGGCGGTGGCGGCGGTGACCACGCGTTCGCCGGCCTTGGCGATGCCGATCGCTGCGCCGTACATCCAAGTGAGGGTGTACTGATACTTGCCCTTGCCCATGTCGTAGAACTCACGGACCATGATGGTCATACCCGTGAGTGCGTCGGTTACCGTGTAGATGCGGCCCGGGATGGGGAGACCGGGGAGCACCTGACCGGGGTCCTTCGGAACGCAGGTAGCGACTGCGAGCGCCGACTTGTTGCCGAAGAAGCCGTTAAGCTTCTCCGCCGTGGCCGAGTTCATGAACGGCAGTTCGATGATGTCGACGCCGTGGACGTTGGTCAGGACGCCAGTCGCGATCGTGTTCGACGTCGGGTTATTCTGATTGCCGACGATCGTGATGTCGTCGGCGAGATTCGCGTAGGCGGCCGAACTGACCAGGCCGAAGCGACCGAGTGGGGACACGCCGCGCTTGTTGAGGATGCCGTTGATGGTCGTGACCGTGGGCCGAGCGTAGTTGGCCGTCGCGGTGACGAACTCGTTCGGGATGTTTGCGCCGGTCACCAGACCAAAGACGTAGGTGAACAGGTCGAGACCGAGGGCGTAGGCGGCCGGAGCTGCCTGCTCGTCGATCAGATTGCGGTTCGTGCTGGAGACCTCCTGGTCGTTGAAGGAGATCGACACGTGCTTGTGGTGGTCGATCTTGATCGGGACGTCGACGGTGTTGCTGTTCTGCGAGACGTAGCCGTTGGCCTGGTCATAGTCGTTGGCCGAGCCTACGACCGGAACGCGGGTCACCAACGTCTGGTTGAACAGGAGACGCTCATCGCTGTAATTGGAGGCGATGCGAGTGAGCGCCGGGAACATGAGCCGAAGGAACTCCAGGACGCGTTGCGCCACGATGGTTCCGTTCAGTGTGCCGAGTGAGTTAGCCATAGATGTGTGTTTTTGTTGCTGCGATGAGCGTCAGTCTACCTGTTGATGTCAGCTCAGTGCCCGCCCATGATCTTCTCATACCCGTGCGTGGCGTAGAACTCCGCGGCCTTCTTCGGGTCCTTGGCGGAGAGTTCGTTGTACTGTTCGAGGAGCGTCTTGCCGGTGTTCGCGTCCGTGTTAGGCGCCTTGGTGACGGCGGGTGCGCCGGCCGCCGCGATGGCCGCCAGGGCCTCGTCGCCAGGGGTGCGCGCCTCGAGCGCGCCCACTTGCCCCTTGAGCGCTTCGATGCGCTCCTGGGCCGCCGTGAGGTCGGTGCGAGTCTGGTCCCGTTCACCGGTCACGGTGGTGAGAGTGGTCTCAGCGGTCTCCCGCGCGGTGTTGGCCGCGGCGAGGTCGGTTCGTGCTTGATCGCGCTCACCGGTGAGGGTGGCGAGGTCGGTTCGCGCCTGGTCCCGCTCACCGGTAATGGTGGCGAGGTCGGCGGTCAGCTGTTTGTTGATGGCGACAAGGTCCATAGGTCAACGCTGCGTGTCAAGCAGAGCGGCGATGAGGTCGTCAAGAGAGTCGTAGGTGCCGTCGGCGAGACCCGCCTCCACAGCGCGAGGGCCCCGGAACACCTGCCCCTGCATGGTGTCGTCGGAGACGCCCGGGCAGGCCGCCCGCATCGCGTCAGTGAAATTCTTATACACGTCGTCCACCCGAGACTGGATCAGAGCGCGCTCCTCTGCAGTGAGGGGGCGCCATGGGGCACCCGCAGTCTTATACTTGCCCGCCTGAACCGCTTGAACGTTCACCCCGGCGTTCTCCAATTGCTTGGACTTGTCCAACTGTACGGTGTACACCCCGATGCTGCCGAGGTCCGCTGAGCGCGCGCAGTAGCGAGAGTGCGCCGCGGCGCCTAGCCACATGGCCGCTGAGCACATCTGTGTATCGGAGTAGGCGATCAAAGTCTTGTCCTTAGCGATCTGGCACAGGGCGGAATAGGCTTCGGGGATGCCCGTGACCACGCCGCCGGGCGAGGAGATGTCCATCACGATGGTCCCCACCTTGGGGTCGGCGGCCAACGTGCGAGCGGCATTCACCACGTCGTTCACGTCGACACCGCCACACAGGGTCTCCAGGGAGGATAGACGCTTGCCGAGTATGCCCTCCACGCTGAGGACCCCGATACCCTGCCCGGCGTTCATACGCATCATGGGCTTCTTCTCCTGCTTGGCGGCGTCCAACGCCACCACCTGCCCGGGATAGCCATTCATGTGCGTCCGCAGAGTGGACTCGATGGCTTGGAAGGTCTCCGGCAAGATGCACCAGATGCCGGAGTACACCTGACTGACGATATGTGGGTAGTCTTTCATAACTGTAGAAGCTACGCTGCCAACCCCGCCGCACCCGCGCCGCCTCCAGGTGCGGACTCCGCCTTGGTCTTCGCGGCCGCGCCGGCCTGCGGGGGGAATACGTCCTCATAGCGCACCCCTTCCTTCGCGCACTGCTCCTGCGCGAACTTCACTTCGCGAATACGAGCCACGATCTTCTCTCGCCCATCATGACCGCGGGCGGACCAGTAGTCCTCGATGGTGTTGAAGCCCACGAGCAGTCGATCGATCTCGAGTTGACCGTCCCGCCCCTGATCGACCGTGATGCGAGGGGGCACCTGCCAGGTGCAGTTCCACCACTGAGGGTCCTTGCAGCGTGGGATGCCCAGGGCAGAGTCGCGCTCATTCATCTTCATGGCCTTAGCCAGGACCCAAGTGCGAATGGGGGCGGACCAGGACTCGATCACAATCTGCTGAACCTCCTGGAAGAACCACTGCGCGTCCTCCAGAATCATGCGCGTATTCGCGCCCCCCATGCCCGCCAGAGACCACACGAACTCGGGAGAGGTGCCGAATCCCCAGGCGATGTCGCGCACCAGCCAGTCCAGGAAGCCCGTGAAAGTCGGCGAGGGCCGATTGGAGGTGAGGAGCTGCAGCTCCTCATCTGAGTTGAGCCAAGGAATCATGCCGCCACCGAAGGCCTTCTCTAGAGTGGCCTGCTGCAGTGTGGGATTGGCCTGCTTCTGCGCCTTTGTCACCAGTGTCTGCAGAGTGCCCGTGAGTCCTGTGCCTCCAGCCTCACCTGCCTTGTTCTTCACGGCCACGGCGAGCATGGAGTGGACCTTGACGGACTGCTTCTCGAGTGCCCCCAGGTCCATGATGTCGATGAGTGAGTTCACCCCATGGTACAGCCACGTGATGCCTCGAAGCTGTCCTATGCGTTCCGGGTCGTAGGCGTGGACCATGGCCTCGGCTGGAATGTCGACGTAATTGCCACTCTGATCGACGATGACCCTGTAGGCAGTCGCCTTATTGTACTTGTTGAGCACCAACCCGTCGACAGTATCATCGGGTTTGGAGCTGCTGTCTGCGATCTCGTGACTCTCGTAGTTCTGCAACTGCGGGGTTCCGAGCACAGTGTCGTCGGGGTGAGTTCCCTCCATGTTGCCGATGAGCTGCGTGAACATCTCCCCATCACCGACCACACCACGGGCGCATTGCCGCTGCATGGCCCAGAAGTTGTGCCGCCCCTCGATGTCGCAGACCTTCTTGTTGGAGGCCCAGTTGTCGAACCAGGCGTCAGACAGTTTGTTCCAGGTCTCATCCGTCGTAGTGGAGCGGGGAATGATGCCCCCGCCGACAGAATAGCGAGCCGTGCCATTCACCAGTCGCCGCACTAGTCCGACGTTGTTGCGCAACCACCTGAACTTACGAAGCAGCTCGACTCGAGTCCAGGTGTCCACCTCGCGGCGGGCGTCGAGCGGAAAGTAGGGAGCGAAGGAGCGACTAGAGGTGTAGTTGGCGCCGCCGAAGGATGAGAAGCCGCTCCAGGCTACGATGCTCTGCGCCAGTGGTTTGATGAGTTTCTCTTGGAGGAAGTTCATGGTAGTTAGAGTCGAATCATGGTGAAGTCCATCGTAGTGACGCGGATCAGGTCTCCGCTGACAGTGCGGAGCACCTCGTCCACCTCCCCAAGCAGCTCAGAGAGCGGTCGATCCACTTTGAACTGGAACTGCTTGCCGTTCATCATACCCTGGATCTGAGAGACCAAGGTACCGTCGGGAGTGCCCAATACTTCCTGCATCGCCCGGTCCCTGAGGTTCCGGATCGCCTGCAGATTCTCTGGGCACTCACTGGCGAAGGTGATGAGTGCTTGAACGAACTTTGAGGATGCAGCCATGAGCAGTCGTCACCGTCAACTCTGCGTCGCCGACGTCTGCGCGTTGGCCTCCTGCGTCTCCTTGAGCTTGGCCAGTACCTCCAGCATTTGGTGAGAGATGACCAACTGCTCCTTCATGCAGTCGCCGAGATGGTTGGGACCCACCTCGATCCAAACCCACTCGGTCTGTCCGCGCTCGTTGGTCTTCTCCACCAACTTCTCGCCAGTCATGTGCTCGACGAAGTTAGCTCCGACGTCGAAGGGCAGTAACAGTTTACCGTCGCGTTCATTGATGTGCCGATGGTACAACTCCTGTTTGAACATGGAGTCGTTGAACTGCACCAACGTCATAGCTCGTTGCCTGTGCAGGAAGGTGGACTCTCGGACCGGCACGAAGAAGCCGTGCGCCGTGGACCTACCCTGCGCCGGAACGAAACGGCCGCCAGAGGCGTAGCAGAAGTCGTAGATACCGGACTCGCGCTTGGCCTTGTAGCCGGAGTCGATGAGCCCGATGAGGATCGGGAACTTCTCGTCAGTACCCTTGAGCGTGTAGGTCTTGTTCACCAGCACCATCAAGTCGTCGAATGAGGGCGAAGACCCGTAGTCCAGCAGGTAGCACTTGCCATCATCTGACCAAGCGCAGTGCGTCCACCAGAACTCGGTCTGCTGCACGTCCACTGTCATGGTAATCATCAGCGGCTTTATGATGAGTTCGCCCAGGGCGTAGCGTGGTGAGGCGTCCCGCACCCGTTCCACCGCGGTCTGCGTCACGGCCGCGGCCTGCCTCTGAAAGGGCAAGCCCAGGAAGTTGTTGTAGAAGTCGTGCAGGCCCCCCACGGTGTCCTTGCGCTCCAAGAATGCGAGGGCCAGAGCGCCCCAGCTCATGGAGTAGAGCGCGCTGATCTGCCAGGAGATGTGGTTGCGCGGAGCGTGTGGGTTGGTCTGCTTCCACTCGCCGGCCAAGAGCATCGCAGGGGCCTCATCCTGCTTAATGTGCTCTCGGCACTCCTCACAGACGTAGGTAGTCTCGCGAGCCACGCGGTCTAGGTCCCACAGGCCGGTGCGCTTGTCCTTGGCGTCCTTTGGGATGTAGAGGCCGCCGTCCTTGCTCGTGTAGGTGAAGTGCAACTCCTGCTTGTGGCCGCAGTGCGGGCACGGCACGAAGAACTTGTGCTGACTGCCCTTCAGGAACTCCACCCACACCGTGCCGGACTCCGTGGTGGGCGTCGACGCTACTACGATCTTGCGGATGTGCTCGTACCGCGTCGTACGAGCTCGGGCCAGGTCCAGAGATGGAGCCTCGGCGCCGTTCTCCTTGGGCCACTTGTCCACCTCGTCGGCGAATAGATAGCGAATGGGGCGAGAGGCCAGGTTGGCTGGAGAGTTAGACCCGACCACGCGGAAGGTGCACGTCTTGAAGTGCATCTCCATCTTCTTAAAGTCATCGGCGTTGTCCGGTTTGAGTTCCCGCACAGCGTCGCAGTCCTCGACACGAGGTTGGAACTCGCGCTCCACCCACGACTTGCCGTTGTCCCCGGTCGATGTGACATACATTATCGGTCCCGGGTCCTCCGCGATGGCGTACATGGCGCAGTCCGCCATCCAGGTCGTCTTGCCGATCTGCACGCAAGCCACGCCAGTGATCTGATTCACCTCGGGGTCAGAGAACCAGATGTGGGGCTGCCGCATGAACGGCAGGAAGTCTAGACTCAGCCGCCCGGGGTTCGGGGAGAAGCGCTCAGACAGGCGGATGTGCGCCTCGGACCAGTGATCGCACTCCTGCCGAGTGCGGGGTCGGAGAGTGTCGAAGCAGACCTGGGCCAACAGTTCCTCAGCCTTCGTGGCCATCTTGCTCTCCTTTCCCTACCTCAACGCCTACCGCTCGAGCGAAAGCGACCCGTAGGTCTCCCACGACTAGCGCAATCTCGTCTGACCAGCGCTTCTCTAGGGCACCCGGAGTGAGACCCTTGGAGACGAGCACCATGCGGCGGGGCAACATCTCGAGTCGGGTCTTGAACTCCTTCAGGGCTCGGGTCTGCGCCCCGACTACATCCTCCCGGTCCAGAGCGCGCTTGTCGTCCTGCTCAGACTTCGGCGTGTCCTTGCGCATCTTACGGAGGGCATCCTGTGAGTCCATCCAGAGCTTGTGGTAGGTCTGCAAGAGCACAGGCTGCGGCGGGTCAGACCGAGTGGCCGCCTGGTAGAGCTCATAGTTGGTGATGCACTCCTCCTCGAGGCGCTCGATCTCTCCTCGCAGACCCCGAACCAGAGCGCTGGGGGGGACTGGAAGGTCCAGAAGGGGCTGCGGAACCCTCACGGAGGGACTGGCAGGCTCTTTGCCCGCCGAACCGGCAGGCGTTTCCTCCTGCGGAGCCCTCGGGATGCGAAAACCCTTCGGCCGAGAGCGCTTGGCCATCACCCACAGCTCGAGCTTCTTGTCATTGTCCATGGGCGCTCCCTGCTTGCACCAGCGCACGGCCGTGCTCACGGGTATATTAAAGCGCCTCGAGTAGTAGTTGTAGGAGTTCTTGTAGCCTAGGGCCATGTTGGTGGGTCTTTCTACAGACGGCCGGGTCGTCAACGGATGCCCACCGGTGAGATGGGCAAACACCTACCGACTGGGTAGGTAGTGGCGAGATGATGACGGCGCCAACTGGGCTTTCGTCGTCGCTCACAAAAAAGCCGTCCTCGCCGCCTAAAC